CCGCCGTGAGCCTTCTTAGCGTTCTGCTTGGCTTTCCACTGCTCGAACGTAGGCATATCACGGGTGTACTTGCTATCCATCTCAGCATCGTACTTCTTTTGTAAATCAGAAGTGGCTTTTAAGTCTGGGCGCATCTCGCGCATTTTGGCAAGCGCCTGCTCTTTGGGAGTCAAGTCGCCAACAATCTCGATGCTCATGCCCACAGGCAGGTTCTTTGGCAAGCCACCCTTGATAGCGTCGCCTGCTTTGCCAAGTAATTTTGGTATTTCTTTTGCGCCCTTGAGAATTGCCGTGGGCGATGTAATGCCAAGCAGAGTCTCAGAGATTGGACGCTCCTCTTCAGTGGTCACGCCGTACTTCTTCATCAGGTCTTTAACGTGTTCGGAACCAGCGAATGGCTTTTCACTCGCTAACCGAGTCGGTTTTCCCATAAGGCCAGACACCGCATCTACGCCCATTAGGCCCATGTTTACCATGTCAACGCCTGCGCTAACAGGGTTGTTGGCAACCAAACCACGGTAGATCACATCGGAAATAGCGCGAGGTTTTTTGTATGACTCGGCTTCTTCTTGAGTTGCTTCTTTTATGACCTGTGGTACATCTTTAATGTATTCACTAAAGGGAGGATCATCTGATGAGCCGCCCTTTGCCATATTCTTGAGCGAGCGAACCTTGGGGATGTGCTTGCTGTCAACCCAAGCGTAGCCACCTTCCTTCATCTTGCGGTTGAAGACGTTGTGCCAGTGCGGTTCCTCGACTTTGCCACCGTCTTTGCGAAGGAACCCATTGCCTGTGACCATGTCGTTCATCACCTCAGTGGCGGACTTGCCAGTCTGCTCGGCGGTGCGTTTGATCAGGCGCTCTAGGTTGTCCACATAGTTCTCTGGCTTAGTCTTCAGCGCCGTCACATCAGCGGAGCCGTACCAACCCAAAGCCTGCGCCTCTGCTGGCTCGACGTTGTGGCGCTTGGCACCACGTTGCCACAACTCCTCGAAGCCTGCGTATTCGGAGCCAGAGGGCGCGGCCTCCCAGAACCCGGGGCGCTGTTGCGCTTCTCTCATCGACATCTCCCCTGAGTTGTACATCTCACGAGGCTTGTAGCTGTTGATGATCTTGCCCTTGTCGTCCTTCTCCACGAGCTTGCTGGTCAACCAGCGCGGGTCACCCTGCTCAATGATCGGGCCACGCAGTGCGTTTACATCCACCGTCACGGGCTTTAGGTTGCCAAGCAAGTTCTCGTAGAACGTGCCGAGCTTCTTGTTTGGGGGCAGGGCTTCACCGATCTTGCCCTGACCAATCATCACAGCGCGGTTGAAGATGTCACCCTGCGCCAGCGATCCGTAGCCTGTGGGCAACTCGACGAGTGTGCGACCTTCAGCAAGTGAGGGGTCTTCTTTGAGCGCCTTCTTGAGCTTGTTGGTCAAGAGGAGCGAGTTCTCTGGCAGTTGGCCCGACTCACTCAGGTGGTACAGGTACGATCCCATCTGGTTTTGCTTGTCCACTGGGTTGCGCTGGCTGGCGCTTGCCAACTGGGCCATCAGTGACTCAAACTGTTCTGGGGTGCGGCCTGCGTCTAACGCGACCTGACGTAGAGGTTCAGTGCCATACCACTCCTGCACGTTCAACTCTTTGCCCTTGTTGATCAACTTGTCCACCTTCTGTCTGGCCTTGGGGCTGTCAAGCAAGTCTTGCATACGCTCGTTGTACTTGGGTGACTTACCCTCGGCGCGGGCCTTGTCCACCATTGGCATACGGGGCAGGTCTTTTTGCTCACGCAGGGTGTACATCCCATTGTCGCGAGGCATGAGTGGCAAACCTGTGCCGCTTGGTGTAGTCATCGGAGGAGTTTGGCTTGCCAGCACCTCTTCAATCTTAGAACCTTCTGCGGTGGCCTTGCGGGCCTTTGCCATCTCTTTGGCTTTGGTTAATGCACCAACTATTCCCTTGGTTACTTTTCCTGCGTCTGCCATATGAAGCACCCCGCCTTTCGATTTGGTTATGTCTGCCGTGTCTGTGTTGTACGTCCCACGGTTACCTATTGCTGATTTGATCTTCTCTGGCTCAAACATAATGATCTCATGTGAGTCGCCGCGCTTGTATGGATCAGCCAGCACGATGCTATCGTAATCCTTCATCACCTCTTCGCGCCACTTCTTAGGCATCAACATGGGGAACTCGCGACTGCCTTCGCCATACACCTCTTGCGCCCACTTGAGCATGGTCTCGTCGTCAAGCACCATTGGGTTCTTGGCTTGCACATGGACGGGCATGACGTTTACGCCTTGGCGTGGGTTGTCGTAGGAGCCGATGTTGTGGGCGGCGGGTGTTCTGGTTGGATCGTTGGATAGCCAAATTGCTTCGCCACTGACTCGTGGATCGAGGCCACCCGGCTTGAAGAACTTGATGTCGCTCGGCGTTGCGTGATACAGCTTCTCTTTGATCTTGCTTGAGTCAAGCATCTTGCGAAGGTTTTCATCGGCCTCTTCCTTTGGCAGTACCTCGCCCATCTTCAATCGCTTGGCCTCGCTTGCCAAATACTTGGCTTTGTTCAATGCGCCAGTCACGCCCTTCACAATCTTGCCACCATCAGCCAACTTTTCAAACTGCTGGACAGGCGCAGAACCTGTATCAGTCTCAGGGTTTATCTTGCGATCAAGTTCTTTTTGGAAATCACCTAGCGGGTCTTTACCTGTGTAATTTTTGTAAGCGCCATAACCGTGATTAAGAATAATGGCTAATGGGTCTTTGGGTATTCTTATTGCCTTTGGAACTGCTTCACTAAGCCTTTCCGTAAAACTTTTTGGCTTACCCAATACAAAACTTCCACCCTCTTCCATGTGGATTGCGCCACCATTGGCTTTGCTCAAGTCTGGACTGTAAATGTCGTAAGTGCCTTGGTTGCCGATGGCGCTCTTGACTGCGTTAGGGTTGTAAGACACCACCTCACTCAGGTCGTCGCCTCGATACTGCATGATGCCGTCATAGCCTTGAGCCTGCGCCCTGCTCTGAATCTGCTTGCCAATGTTGCCCTTCTCCTCGAACGCCTTCTCCACTAGCTTGATGGCGCTCGCCTCGTCCATGCCAAGGTTGATCAGGGCTTCTGCGGCTGGATCAATCTGCCTGCCTGACTTGCCAATGATCAGAGGGTTCTTGATCTGGGCATAGACTGGCAACATATTGCCGCCTGCCTGCCCTTCACGCAACGTGCCTGCCGCACGGTCAGCCATAAACTGGTCAGCCATCTTGGAGTAATACTCACTGCCGCGCATGGCCTCAATCGCGTCGTCATTAGGGATGCCCGTATAACTGCTCGCGTGTGCGGTGTTAGGGGTCATGTATACACCAGAGCCTAACGCGCCCTCCTTGCTAGGCTTAATGCGGCGTATGGCCTCTTGGCCCTTGCCACCCTCGGTCGCGGTCGTGCCGTGGTACAGGCGCATCTTCACTGCGCTTGGGTCTAGCATTCTCTGGAGGTTAGCTTCACGCTCGGCGGCGGCGATCTCCTTGGCCTTAGATAAAGCGCCAGTTATGCCTTTGCCAATTTTGCGGAAGTCAGCCATAGTTATATCGAGTAGGGGTTGACACGTTTCGGTTGCGTGTATTCCAGATAGTCGTCTTCGTCGTCATTATCTCTTGGTTCGGGATTGATGTCGAGCCACCCCATATCTTTCAATAACCGAATCGCTTGTGTCGCGCTGTCCACATAGTCGTCATGCGTTGAGTCAGGGAAGGAACACAACTGGGACAGGAAGCCCTCGCACCAGTCCTTGACATAGCCCTTGCGGACGGACGACTCAGGCAACCACACCCTGCCAGTCGTAAAGATGCTGGCGGTGATCTGGAGGCGTTGCATCTTGTCCGCACGGCCCGGGTTATACCCACGCACAGGCAAGTGCATCTGCCGCAGTTCTTGGATCAGCGATATGCCTGCGGCCTTGTCCTCCACGAGAATCAGGTCTGGCCTCTTGGCCTGCTTGCCCTCACCATACGACACGCGCCACTCCTCGATCACTTTGGGCTTGAGCAGAGGGAAGGTGAGGTGTTCTGCCCAGCAGTCGATCAGCAGGACGGACATCGGGCCATCAAGGGGCTTGAAGATTCCCCATGTGGTCATGGCGGTAGGGTCGTTGTACTCCTTGTCGCTGAAGGCGCAATCATAGGACTGGATGATGTACTCGAACTTGGGAAAGGGCTTGCTGTGAGGCCACAGCTTGAACATATCGCGGTTGACTACCTTGCCATCTTCGAGGTCAACGATCTGACCTAACACCTCCTGCTCGTACAGCTTACTGCCCTTGTACGACTCCAACTGCTTCTGGAAGGCTTTGTCGAGGTTCTTGGCGTTGTCGTATGTGCTGGCGCGGGAGACCACCACATCGTCACCCTCACGACCCACTAGGTCAAGGATCAAGTCCTTTGGGCGCGGGGTTGTGGTCACGATCACACGAGGGTGGCTGTAGGGCTTGTCGTCTGGTTTAATCCTCAACCCTAACATCATGTTGTCCCATGCCTCGTTCGGGCCAAGATAATTAAATGCCGCCAACTCATCACACCAACAGAAGCTGGAGTTGATACCACGCAGGCGGTCATACGAGTCTGCTGACACACCCCTGATCTTGGAGCCGTTGGACAGCTTGATCAAGTGATCCTGCTTGTTGTAGTCCACCACCAGTTCTTTGGGGATGCAGGCGAGCAAGCCGCTCGGCCCTTCATAGCAGGTGAACTTCAAGTCACCGCTCGTAGGTGCCAGAACAATGCTCATTGTGTCTGGGTGCGTCCATGCCCACCACCATAGTGCTTCAGCCGCTGACCGAGTCTTGCCTGCACCTCGGCCTGCCAACATTAAAAACACCGTGTAATCAATCTCAAGGTCTGGCGGTATCTGGTAAGGGTGCGCCTGCTCTATCCAAGCGGCGTGAGCAATCTTGGCAATGCGGTCATGCAGAGGGTAGGAGTTGAACTCCGCCTGTACCTCTGGGTCTTCCAGCATCTCAGCCAGCACGTTTCTTCATCTCCATGTTGCGAATGATCTCAAGGAACTTGTCAGCAGTAGCGTCCTCAGTCTTGATGGCGGCACCACCTTCCACGCCCTCCACCGCCACACGGT